GTGCCGCCTATGTCGCTACCATCATTGAAAATAACCATTCGGTTACGACCATTTGATGATGTCCCATCGCTGATTGGAAGGACGTTAGGAGAACCTGAAGTCCCTGTGGAGCTTAAAGTTACTGTGACTTGACCATCAAGTGCTGTGTCTAAAAGTTCGAGATTTAAATTTGTGGTATCTCCCCATGTACCAGACTGTTCGCCTGTGCCGATGAGTTCGATACCGTTGTTTAATGTATATGTACTAGGCATTTTTTTATCCTATGCTGCTATGTCATCCCAGCCCGGAGATTGAGACGGTGTTTCGTCACTCCAAGCGGGGGTGGAAGATGGTGTTATGGGAGTATAACTCGGATTTTGATTTGGAACAATAGCCCCCCAAACGAGGACCTGACCTGCAATACCTGTCGCTGATACTCCAGTGACATGAACGTCTGCATTTGCGTTAGTTTCTACGGCACCAACCCGCCCAATAGCGGCGTTTGGCGCGGTTACATTTACTGTAACAAATATTCCTACGTCTACTGCTCCAACAGAACCTGTAGCCGCAATACCAGTCGCAGGAGCATTAGCGTCAGCGGTTGTAGTGACCGCACCACCCGAAGCAGTAGCTTCAAGACCAGTAACAGAAGTTATTGAATCGGCGGTGACGACAACAGACCCTACGGCTCCTGTGCCAGCTACTCCAGTGGCACTAACCACGGCTGTTCCAATAACTGTAACAGAGTCAACAGAACCAGTAGCCGAAACGCCAGTAACGTTTACGTTTACGCCTACGCCCTCAATAATACTTACAGAGCCGACTTCACCTGTCGCAGAAACGCCAGTTGGATTAACGTTAGCCTCTGCAACAACGGTTACGCCACCAACCGAACCCGCGGCTTGAAGGCCAGTCACAGGAACATTGGCCTCTGCGACTATTGTTACAGAGCCAATTCCTCCAACGGCACCCGCGTTCGTAACGGAGCCTTCGCCAAAGGCGAGTTGGCCCCACGTTCCTCGGCCCCAACCAGAAAAGGGGACGATAACATCGGTCATTAGGCTATCCGAACAATGGCGCTAGAAGCATCTGCCGTTGGGAACACTACAGTAAAATCACCATTTGTGGACGTTTTGTCTGACCCAAAGTCTAAAATAACGACTGCTGGATTACCTGCGGCGGAATCATTATAAATCATCGCGCCACGAGCGGTAATGGTTGAAGACGACCATGTTGTATCCGCAAAATCAGTAAAAGCTGTAGTTCCTGAACTTGTAGGATCAACTCGTGTTAGAGTGTTTCCTCCAGCACTATAGCCTGTTCCTGATACCTCGTTAGTTGCGGTATAAGCTGTTGTAGAGGCGTCAAAAGATGCACTATTTGTATAAAGGGCAATCTTAAACGTGCTACCCCCTGAGTTTTTAAAGTTATGCACGGCCTCAAGAAGCTCTTTCTTAAAGCTCGTACACATGAAGTTACCTGAAAAGGCCATGTCACAATCTCCTTATAAGTTTAACATGTTTGTTTTGACTGATACTTATCATGTTTTTTCCCGCAAAATAAGACCAGTACGATAAGCGTCAGTAACTTCTTGTGATTCTCCGAAGTTTTTAACGCGAGAAAGGGCTTCAGTGAATCTCTGAGTGTAGTTTTGAACTAGATCAGCCTCACCCTTCATAAATGTATATGCTTCAATCAAAGAGCCATACAGCATTGAAACAGAAGCATTTGTGCTTAACCATGTTGTTCCATCTTCAGCACCAGCAGTTAGGCTTGCTGGACGATAGAAATAGTGAAGCTCGACATCGTAAGCCGCATCTGGAGTTGGGCCTAGAATAAAGTTATCAATATCGAACTGCGCATAGTATCTAGGAGCGCCAGACGTAGAATTGTTCGGGTTAAATGACTGAACAAAGTTTACGTCTTTGAATAAAACAAACTCTTTGTTGCCCCCACTTGTAAAAGAAAGGCTGTATGGAGCCAAATAATCGCTGGGAAGGGCAAGGAATTGGTTGTTTGCTGCCATGTTTCCAGATTGATTTTTCCTAAATACCTCTAACTGAGCTATTTTAAGTATTCGTTCTTCAGTGTTTTTGATGAAAATATCAAGACTGTTCACAAAAGTTGTTTCTGTGTTTTCAGTATAGTCTTGAATCGCGGTCTTTAATTGTGCGTATGTAAAGCTCATGATATATTCACCGTAACGCTACCAACAGAGCCAGTAGCAACTAAATTATTTGGGGTTAAACCCCCATCGTATGCCATTCCTACCGGATTCCAGCCCCATTGTATATTGTCTTGTTGCGGAATGTTTTGTTCAGGCCGTGGATTGCGCAATGCTTGGGGGTCAGGAGTGGCACGAAGAGGCTCTAGTTGTGGTTGCTTCGCTTCCCACTCATCCTTGCCCACAAGAAGGCCATTCCACTCTTTGCGCATGTCTCTGAGCCTGTATCTGAAGCCAGAGCGGTCAGATATGCCATATGCCCACTTTCCTGTGGCATACTTAGACATAACGGTAATTCCTTAAATCAGGGGCTACTCTAAAGGATGCGCGATCTCTATCTTCATCCATTGCTCGACCTATTTCCTCTTCATACACCGTTTTTAGGAGTTGAGAGCGGTCTGGAGCGCGTTTTATGCTGATATAATAGGCCAAACCAGCCGCCAAAGCAGGGTAAAAACGGAAGGGAACTTGCACCGTATTTGTGTAAGTATCGGCGTCATCTAGGCGTATTAAGGCGTTATAATACACCACATCAGTGCTATTATCGGGCAAAGGCCACATTTTCAGGACAGGATTTATCAATCTATCAACGAAATACTGCGTTGGACGACCTGTTGTAGATTTTGTTGGGATATTAAGGTATTCGTCCCTACTTATGCGATCTAAGGCGTAATCCGTGCCATCTCGACGTACAACAAGGGATAATATGTCAATTGTGGACGTTCCAAGGTCATAAGTGCCGTCTCCTTGAACAACTGTCAGGTTCTTTTCAGCTATAGTCCATTGATTGAGGCCGCGGTTAGCCCAGTCAGCAAACATAAGGTTCATAGACCTTTTTGCTGTTTTTAAGTCATATCCAGTGCGAACTTCCAAGCCGCAACGCTCAAAAGCCTCTTCAACGTAGTCGGCTACGTCTAATTCAAAGTCTGTTGAGCCTGATACTGTCATTTCTTCTTCCTTTTAAGAGCCTTTACCCTCCGAGGTTTACCCGCAGGTTGCCCAATTCTCTTCTTTTGTGCTACTCTACTACGCTTTTCGCTCGCTGTCATCTCCGAAGCTGTCTTCGGGGTCTTGGAGCTTACACGTTTGCTTGGGCGACAGTAAGGTGTCCCACGTTTTTCACCCTTTTTGCGACCACAAGCCTTGCCTGTACGCACATCTTTCCAATCTTCCTTAAACCAACGCTTTAAAGCCGCGCCTTTTTTTGTTTTTCTAACCGCCATCAGCTTTTCTTCGTCACTTTGCGGCGACCAGACATCACCTTTCCGCAACCATTTGCGACTACTTCACCACCCCTTAACATTCTACGAACTGGACGCTTGCGAAACTCATTAGAAGGCTCAATAACGCCCCCCATAGCCTTCTTTACAGGCTTTTTCTTGCTGTTTCCCCAGTTTTTAGCGCCGACTTTTCGGCACTTTGCGATTGCGCCGCTTGCGTATGCGCTTGGGAACACCTTGTACCTTGCTTTTACCTTTTTGTAGCACGCGTCCTTTGGCATTTTTCTTCCTCTTCATAGGCGGCTTGGTGACTTGCTGCCCCATCTGTGAACGGCTCATAGCCATTTAACACTTCCACCGTTTTCTTGCTTGCCTCAAGCGGCTATTTGGGTCTTTTGCCGCTTTTGGAAACTTTTTCATCTGTCCAGCCGAGCGTGCGCAATAAGATTTGCGCCGCTTTGCCGCTTTACTGCCCTTTTTGACCTTACCAGTCACGGCAGTCTTCAGCTTAGAGCCGGGATTTGCTTTCTTATACGCGGCAACACCTTTTTTGGTCATGCCAGCCCCTGATTTAGTTTTGCGGTAATTACCGCCTTTGCCAGTGGTTTTGCGTATTGGATTTTCTTTTTTACGAGCCATGTTACCTCTGCACAAATAAAGTTAGAGTTACATCACTAGGAATATTTCCAAAAAGCCCATTCTCAAAAATTATTCCATCTCCCGGAATTTCCATCCCAAAAACGCCTTTTCCAGACTCATCTAACTCCAAAACAATAGTTCCAGACGCGGCAGAAGCATTGTCATAAATTAATGCCTGATCTGTCGCGCCTGTATCATGATTTATAATAAAGCCCTTCAAACGACCACGACCTGAAGCAAACAATCCAGAGTCGTGTCTGTGAACCGCTTTGACTTCATTACCAGCCATCCAAACCTCCTTATGACAAAAATAATGTCAGTTCGTTGCTTGATCCCGTGAAAGCACTGACATACGCACCACTTGTGGCAAGAATGCCGTCATCAGGAATGTTTAAGTGGTGCATCCCTGCTGTAAAAGTTTGCGTAATCAGTGTATCGCCCGAACCGCTACCATCTTTAATCGTAAAAGCACCTGCTGCGGCTGCATAAATTACAATTTGACGAATACGAGAACGAGCAGGACCAACAACAGCCGCAGATGTACCCTGCGCCCAATTATATGCCTTTACTGGACCTGCCATGTTAGCCTCCTATCAAGATAGTGCAGCGCCAACAGCAGTAACCCAAGCAGCACCTGTGTTGATAACCAAGCAATATTCGTTATTACCCGCGCCGTTGTCACTTACGATATAAACTGTGCCTACAGTTGTGTCAGCAAAAGCAGGAAGATCAGCAGTTTCTACAACTGGAACTTCAAAGCCGTTTGTCGATTGCACTGGGCCTGAAAAATGTGTGGTTGCCATGTTTTTCTCCTCTCGTGTCCGAGGTCAACTTCCTGTGCTTGCAAGGACACAAGAATATATAGATTTACTTGAACAGTATTGTTCAGCACCAAGATACACCAAGTTTTAAAAAAAAGAAAGGGGCCACCGAAGTGACCCCTCCAAGTTAGGATTGAGGTATGAACTACCTCTCTAACTGTAACACACTTTATGCACCCGGAGAACCGAATACAGCGCGTGGATCGGAATAGCCGAAGCTATAACGCTCACGAGCTTTAAAGCGCATGTTGCCTGTGTCAAAATCAGCTTCCATGTTTGTACGCATTGGTGAGCGTTCAAAGTGTTTGAAGCCATTTGGAGCATCAGTTTTGATGAAAAACGCATCTGGGTCTGTCAAGAAGTGGTTCACAGTGTAACCCTCTGGAAGCATACCCATGTTACGAATTGCGTTTACATCATTATCGGCTGTGCCAACACGCAATGTTGATTCCAACAAACGATCTGCAACGAATTGCAGTTGTGGTGGAATAATCATTTTTGTGCCGCGCAGAGCAATAATCATGTTACGCTCATCTACGAAGGTCGAAATATCAATCAACGCATTTTCCAACGAAGTTTCGTTGAGATCAGCCGCTGTTGATGGTTCGTTGCGGAAAGTGCCGCCACCTGCAAGTGGGTGTGCTGTTGAACAAAGCTCAACACCGTCACCACCAGCGAAATTAGCATTAAACGCGTTGTTTAATACTGAAGCCGCTTTAACCTGCTTAGTGTGAGCCATAGAACGCGCAAGCGCCTTCGTATAGCGAGCACCAAGACGGTCATACAGGTTATCTTCGATAGCCTCTTCCGTCAAAGCGAATGCAAGCGCAACTGTTTCGTGTGAATAACGAGCAGTGTATGCTTCATTTGCATTGTCGAATTCGACGCCAGACCCTTCGGATTTTGTGGGAGCATTCCCAAATCCGACGAGCATGACCTCTTCTTCAAACGCACGGTCTGAAGTTTCTGTGTCAAAGATTTCAGCATGTTCGCCTTCGTAGCGATCATACTCCATACCGAACAGCGCATTGAGGCCCGGTTCTAGCTCTTTGACCAGTTGTGAACGTGAAATAGCCATAACTTAATCTCCTTATGCTAGACCGTCAGTGCCAGCACTGAACAAGTGGTTGTTGATTTTAACGATCACGTTAGTGTTCGCCGATGAAACATCGCTATTCTCAGGGTCTTGAGAAATGTCGATGGCTTTAAGTGGCAGACCAGCCGTAGTTGCGCCAGTTGTGACATCAATTTCAGTGCGAGAATTACCACTTACGGTACTTCCTGCTGTTGCGTCAACAATGTCGAAATTACCAAACAAATCAGCTACAGGGAATGCAGCGTCAGCTTGGATTTCGAAAGTAGCACTTGGGTCGTCAATGACATTTGCGAAAATGTCCGTCCCAGTTGCACTCGCAGGCCAATAGTTTGAATAAACAATATTGCCATTTGGGTCTACATATGAACAGCCGTTAAATACGCCTAAAATCAGAGCAGTACCCCCTGCTGGAGCACGAGTGATAGTTCCATCAGTGGCGACTAAAACTAAGTCACCTTGGAAAATACTCGTAGCATATCCAGAAGCGATACGATACCGATTTTGTCGCTGCGAGCTAGTGCTCGTTTTGACAGGGCGAAGGCCGAAAGCAGCGTCTTGATTAGACATCTTTACTCTCCTTCAGAGTTTCCGCGTCCTTTCTGTCCGAAAGAAACGGAAGATTTACGTTGAGGACTTAGCTTTGGCATGGCTGGGTTGTTTTCACGCATCCAGTCACGATCCACTGCGTCCAGTTGATTTTTTGAAACACCTTGATAATGTTTATTCCGCTGATCAGCCATTTCGACAGGGATACGAGCGAGAACAAGACCACCAACACCAATAGTGCCAGCGTTGCGTCCCTCATCTACTACAGGCCCTAAATAATCGGGATACTCTTCAGCGCGAACAAGGTCCCAACCTTCTTGCCGTTTCTTATGAACGTTTGTTTTATCGTCGAATTCCATTACAGATTCGCGTATCCAACGGTGTTTATAACCGATAGGTGGTTCAGGGGCTTCCAAAGCAGAGCCGGGTCGCCATTCTTGAACGCGCTCTGCGCGATCCCGCGTGTTTGATTCGCGTGGTGTCCTGTCTGCCATTTTACTCTCTCCTGTTACCAATTTTTGCGACTTCTTTTGCGTACTTATCCAGAGGAATCCTCATCTTTTTCGCAAACGCCACTTGACCCGGTGTTAATTCAACCGATTTTTTCCGCCCTGATTTTACTGACCGTCCATTGGACGCAGGAGCAACAGTCTGAGCGTTGGACCGCCTCTCCCGATTAAATTTTTGGGGCATTTCTCTACGCATACGAGAGTCGATTTCTTTGTAGTAATCGTCTGACGTAGGATCGAAATCCTCTTCCAAAACAAGTTGTTCGTGGATTGCTTGAGCCGCACGCGTCATGATGCGGTCATTTCCAAACCAAGAATTCTTTTCCAACCAGCCTTCTAACTTAGGATCACGGGGCTGTGGAGCCTGTTGTGCCTGTACTTGTTGCTGTGGTTGTTGTTGCTGTTGCTGTTGTCTAGGTGCCTGCTGTGCGGCTTGCTGTTGACGTTGCAACTTAATTTTTTGAACTCGAACTTTTTCTTTAGCTACAGCAATTTGAGACAATGCCTGTTGCGCTTTCGCGGCTTTCTCATAATCTCCAGATTCACTGGCTTCAGTATAAGCACGAGTTGCTTGAACTTCTTGAGCTTTTAAGCGATTTTCAGTTTCGGAGTTATATCCTACACTCATTTGCTGCAAACGCTGTTTCATCTGAGCGTTTTCTTGCTGCATGTTTTGAGCATACTGAACCGCGGCTTGAGCTTCTTCTGAAGCCTGCTTGCGTTTCGCAGTTAATTGATTAATTCGACGTTGGACGGATTCGCTGTAATTTTCTAGCTCATCATCGCCATTAGATTTTTTACGAACATTTGTTCGGGTTTCTTCCTCATCACTATCCGATGCGGAAACCTCATATTCGTCGTCACTGCTGTCATCTTCAACTTCAACAGATGCGCCATTTTCAAAATCTTCGTCTTCACGAATATCTTCAGCCATAGCCATTTTCCTTGTTCTCCCTTACCTTATACATACGAAATGTCCTTGGGGTCAAGAATCGTAGCAATAATATTATCGTCATTTATGATACGAACCTCAAGACCTTCCACTTTGAACCTATTTCCACTATATCTTCCTATAAGAACCCAATCTTTCTCATTACACCAAGGACCATTTGGGAATTTCTGGGTGTCAGCATAAGCATCGGGACCTAACTTAACGACATAAGCCGCTACGGTAGCAAAGGATTCACGCTCACGAACGGCGTCTGGAACGATAATTCCACCCTTTGTTTTCTCGCTAGGATAGTATGGTATGATAAGAACGCGATAGCCTGTAGGCTGTGGCAGTCTTTCAAGTGATGAAGACTCCATCTGTGATGGATCATCTTCGTTTTTGTTTTCTGAGCTTTTACCAAAAGCATTTTCAATAGGCTTTGGCATCTCTGGGTTTTCTCTTATGGCCTTTTGCGCTGCCTTCGCAACGTGATCAGGCACAAATAACTTGCTAGTCATCTGCGTACTCTATGCCTTTCATCGCGGCTTTAAGTTCATCTTCAACGTAGGCCATGCCGCGTATTTCACCTACGATGTACCGATACTCTTCGAAAGTTTGTATCGAACCATCCGCGAGCTTATCTTTAAGACGCACATCGCGCTCGCGTATGCTTTTGTATAAATATTCTGCAAGATTAAGTGCGTCCATACAGCATATAGTATGCTAATGTACGGGAAACACAAGTACAAATACCAGAAAGTCAGAAAATTCCTTGGAACTTCTGGGGTCTTGCCGCTTTACTAAACCGACTTAGACTTTTTGCTGGCTGCTTTTTTCTTTGCGGCTGCCTTTTTCTTGGCTTTTGGTTTTTTAACCCACGCTTCGTTTTCTGGCGTGCTTGGGTCATCTTTGATGAAATGTCCGTCCTCATTACGCGCCCTTACCATTTCCACAGGAGTTTCAGATAGCCGTTGGGCTACCTTCTTTTCTTTTTCCTGTTGCGCCATTTTCGCTCTAACAGTTGATGTCATGATACTATCCTTTGCTCATTGCGTTTAGAGAAGCAATGTCACGTTGTGTCTGCAATCTCTCTTCAGCAATTCTGGTTTTGTCGTCCAGAGCGGCTTCGGACACATCAATACGCTGTTGTGCTATGAGTACGTCACTGCGCTCTTTCTCTTCATTGAATGCCTGTTTCGCGTCAAACTCTTCTTGTTTGCGCTGCATATCTGCGGCTTTCAGTTGAAGCTCTTGGTTTCTTATATCCACCAAAGGATCGCTTTGCTCTTCTGGCGTCATAGCCTGAACAAGCTCTTCAGTCAGATCAGCAATAATTTGAGCCGCCATCGCATCAACTTGAGGCTGCATTTGCTGCATCATTTGTTGCTGTGGGTCCATCGGAGGTTGCCCCGGAGGTGGCGGTGGTTGCATCATTGCTTGTTGTTGCATCATCTGCATTTGCTCAGGTGGAATCTGGCTCATGACCTCCTGTTGCGCCTGTGCCTCCGCAAGTAGCCCTATATGCTCCTGTATGTGGCCTTGTAGGGCCATAATAGCATTGGGGTTAAGTTGCATAGCTGGAGTGGACATGACCGCCATGTGAGCCTCTATGTGAGCCTCATGATCTTGTTGTGGGAATGCCTGTAAAGGAGCGCCCATAAGAGCGTTCTGGTTTTCCTTAGAAGGATTTACAGGAGGAGGAGGTGGTGGGGGTGGTGGCAGTATGCCATCAATGTTAGTTACACCAAGAGCCTCGTACATTTTGCGGTACGCTTGATACAAGCCCTGTGGACCGCCGTGTATCTGTGGGTTTGACTGAACCATTTGTAATTCTGTTTGTGCCAACGCAATACGCTGGGACATAGAGAAAATGTTTGGATCAGACACAGGTAGAACGTCAATGCGAGAATCAAAATCCTGCACAAAGATTTCTGGACCCATCTGCATATCAGCAGGATACGGGTACGCCTGAACAGTTTCAGCGAAAATCTTGGAAAGTAGCTTGAACTCAATCTTTTGAGAGTAATGCAAACGCTTATGGATCGCAGACATAACCTTTGTCCCACGCTCCATGATAGCCATTGTGGTTCCCACTGGCGTCTCACCGCTCATCTCACCGACCTTCATGTCAGCCATAGATGCGAACCTACGTCCAGCATCCACAAGCGTTCCTAGAAGGTTATAAAGCGTCCCTGAAGGCTCCTTGAAGGGGAGGGGCATCAATGAGCCTTGCAGGGTGCCTCCAACTACATCAATGTCGCGGAACTCGCCCGGTTGAAGGGGAGAATCTTCATCACGAATACGAGCACCACGGGCTTTAAAGCCTGCTGGTAGGTTGGAGAGCGTTCCTGCATCAATCAATTGACGCAAAATAGACGTAGATGCTTGGGCTAAACCACCAATCATATGTGTTAAGCCAAGGCCATAAAAACCAAGACCCGGAAGAAACTTGTAATGCACGAAGTATTGCTTCGCACGCTTCATCGGATCAGTTTCCTCGTAGCTCCTACGAACGGATAGTACATCACCTGAATCGGCAATGATTGTGACGATATAAGGAAGGCGTAGACCAGTAGGCTCGCCGTCCTCACCCATATCCTCGAAACCTTCAATGTCTAAGGACGTATGAACTTCATAAAGAGTTATATCCTCAGACGGTCCAGATGGATGTACGCCTTGAATGTCATCAATAGACTCCTCGACCTCACCCATAGACGCTTCGTCATAGTTAGAAGAACTTGGAAGTTCGATGTCTTTGTAAAATCCTACAAGCTGTAGCTTGCGAACATCATTCGAATCCATATTCAAACGATGCGTGATTCGCGGAGAAGACATAAGATCAGTAGAGCCGTAAGGCACAATCACATCTTCAGCATGAATAAACTTACTGACCGCACGCCCTTTGAGCGGGTCAAAGTAAACCTTCTTAAATGTTGATCCAATTACAGGTAAATAAAACAGCATCTGATCCAACTCAGGATCGTACTCTTCCATTTCATATGTAATCATATAATTCATATAGTCTTTGACGCGCTCAGACTGCTTAACAAGCATTTCATTCTGTGCGCCAACAACGGCGGTACGAACAGGTCCAGTGGCAGGCAACAACTCACGATAAGCCTGCGCTTGGAACTGCGTAACACTTTCAGCAAGCAAAGGATGAATAACGCCAGACGAACCCTCAAAAGGCTCACTACGCTCTTCAGTCTTCATACCAAGGAACTCTAATCCTTTTTTGTATGTATCTTCCCAGTCTTGCCGTGCCGCAAAGTCATCTTCAATTGCGTTAACAATATCGGAAGATATAGACAAAAGCTCGTCTTCCGCGATAACTTCTGCCAAGTTGCCATCAAAAGGAACGTCAGTTACAGGCTCGCCCTCTTCCTCGTACTCTCCAACAACCGCACTGCCATCGTCAAATTCTGTAATGCCCGGAGTTGCTGGAAGCTCAGGTATTTCCTGCATACGAGTTGTATCTTCAACCACTGGTTCTTCGGGGGTGCCGCCAGCACCTAAACCTTGCTCAATAGCCATTAGAAAATGTCCCTCTCGTTACCCTCAATCGGCTCAAGAGTATTAATGTTATCAAAGTCTGTAATAGGGCCACCCTTTTTCCACAAGTTGCAGACATTTTCCGCCATACATGTGAAGTCTAATTCGGTGCAGTAACCTACAGGAACGTCTTCTTTCATTCCTATTCCGTTATCAATGCAGTCCAAAACAGAAGCGCGAATGTCATAATAAGCACAGGTGCCGCATACATTCTTGTCACCTTCAGCAGCACCGTAATCTTGATCTTTAATTGCAGACTCACGATTTTCATCGTTAATAGACGAATCTTGAGTTGATAGAGGGCAAGAAATCTCCTCTTCCATCATATCATCTTCGTACATATCATCATCAACGAGTTGATTAACGCCAGACTTCAATTCTTCCATATCAATGTTAATGATGATTTTAGCCATTATTTTACTCCAGAAAATCTGGTTCCGCTAATTGCTGCACCACAACCACGAGCGCGACCAGAACCTGTGCCACCTTTCGTAGAAGCCTTTTGAGGCTCTGGATCATGCTCATACATAACGCCGTCTTTTTCAACGTTGCCACCATTACCGTATTTCTTAACAGCACCGCCGCCCATATA